GGCTGACAACCCTGCTGAAGACTTCGTGTTCCCTGCTATGCCGAATGTAACCCAACAGGCATACATAGAAGTTGACGCTTCTTCTAATAGGGCACAGAGAATAACGGGCGGGAGTAACTTAGCTATCGTAGGCGGAGCAAACCCCGGTGGCAACTCCGCAGCTAGAACTGCAACCGGCGTAAACGCTCAATCTGGGGCAGCTTTCTCAAGGGTCCAGTATATCGTTCAAAATGCTGAAGATATAGGAATCGAACCCATGCTTCAGGACGTATTAACCCTGATGCAAACCTTCCCGCCGCTGAACTCTGAAGACCCCGGCACATTCGTTATCCAGAATACCGGCGCGAAGTTCAAAATGAGAGCATCATCAAGGATGCTTTCACGGTTTGCCATGCAGCAGAACCTACCTCTATTGGTTCAGGCCATGACGAATCCGGCGTTTATGTCGCAGTTGGCCCAAACCGGACAAGTCCCAGACTTCCAAGAACTGTTTGACGTGATACTTGAGTTGACGAACTTCCAGAAGAAGGGCGACTTCATCAGACCTCTCACAGACCAAGAGAAAGAGTCTATGGGTCAGCCTTCCTCTGAGGACCAGATCAGACAGTCCATGCAGACTGAGAGAATAGCCGGAACGAAAGAGAACCTGGAAATGAAGCTGAACGCTGAAGCTGAGAGAGAAGCCGACAGGGCACAGACGGAAATGGCTAAAGCCTTACTCCCTGGAGCAATAAAGGGGGCGTTAGATGAACCGTCCTGACAATATCCCTTTTAGCGACGAGCAGATCCAGGCAGTAAGGGAAGCTAGCGAAATCCAGAAGATGATCGAACTACCCGCGTGGCGGTGGTTTGAAGACAGATTGGCCGAACTTGTCTCTCAGTCATGTAAAGAGGTATTGAAAGTTAATACCTCCGACCCTATTAAGGCACTAGATGCTGTCCGAAGGTGGCAGCTTAACGACGAAGTTATTTCAACCATCCGGTCTGAGATCAGTTCCAAACTCTCCGCAAGAGACGCTTTAGTGGAAGATCCCAACGATCAGATGGCCGTACTTATCAAGGAGCATTTAAATGGCTGATCCTGTGACCCAGGAACCCACAGCAAACGAAGTACAAGAGACGATTCAGGAAGTCCAACAGGCTGCGGTCTTAGAGACTCCCGCTGTCCCAATTGAAGTCAAGCTAGCTACGGGCCAAGTCTACAAGGGCGCAAACCACCAAGAGGTGATTGACCAACTTGTAAAGGCGCAAGAACACTCTAGCGCGAAGATCAAAGAACAGGGCGACAGCATCAACGCGATGCAGCAAGCCCAACTCCCCGTTGCAGAGCCGCCCAAAGAAGGCGAGTTTGACAAAACAACCTACTGGAATCTCTGGGCCGATGATCCTATGAAGGCCAAAGCGTATCAAGACGGCTTTGACCCGGTTCAGAGGGAACTCCAGCAGTCAGCCGAGCAAACCCGCAAGCGCGGAGAACTCGACAACTTCAAGGCTACGGTAGGATGGACGCCTACCCCCGAAGAAGCCACAGCCTTTGCCTCAGAGTTCGCTAGATCAGGCTTAGAAGCCACAGCAATCAACTTAGAGGTCATCTATGGAAGGATGGTGCGTACCGGCGCTATTGGAGCCGCAACACCTACCAGGCCACGCGCCCCTGTTCCGCTCAATCGAAATACCGGAGTCCCCCCGGTCGTAGATGAAGGCGCTTTTGCTCGACTCCCCGCAGCCCAAATGCGAGAGGTTATCGAAAAGTTAGCCAATG